GACGCGGGAAGGTTTGGCCTTCGATGAAGAAGGGAACCTTGTGCAGCTACCCCCCCATGCTGAAGAAAAAGCCAGCTAGTGGGGAACCGGCGGCGGGGCTTTTTAAAACCCCTCCATGAGTTTTCATATAAGGGGAGGGTAAACAGGCCATAAACAACCGGTAATAAGTTAGTAATAAGGCGGTGATATTCATGGATATAGACAAAGATAAAGAACGATCCAAGCTTAAAAGGCAATTTAACAAGATATTGAAACAGGTGCCGGAGGATAAAAAGCCCATTGCTACAAGCTTAGTAAAAGAGCTTACCTTCATGGCCTTAACCCTTGACGATCTAAAGATACAAGTACAAGAGGGCGGCACAGTTGAATTGTTCAAGCAAGGAAGCCAGGAATTTTTAAGGGAAAGCCCGGCACTAAAAGCCTATAATACCACAGTGCAGCGTTATAGCTTGCTCTATAAACAGCTTACCGACCTATTACCCAAGGCAGCCCAGGACGCACAGGAAAACGCCTTATACGAGTTTATAAAGGCTAATTAAGGCGGTGGAGATGATGAATTATATAGAACAATATTACAATGAAATTAACAACGGCCGTTGTATTGTTTCTGCAAGGGTACGGAAGCAGTACGAGAAGCTTGTTGATGATATAAAGAACCCAAAGGGCGGGTATATATTCGACGAGAACCGCGCAACCAAGCCTATACGCTTTATAGAGCAATTTTGTAAGCACTCTAAAGGCGAATGGGCGGGAAAGCCGGTTAAACTGGAACTATTCCAGAAGGCTTATATATCCGCCTTATTTGGTTTTATCCATGTGGAAACAGGCTTAAGGAAGTACCGGGAAACCTTATTCATGGTTGGCCGCAAGAACGGTAAAAGTACCATGCTTGCCGGTATTGCTCTTTATATGATGATTGCAGATAACGAACCAGGCGCAGAGGTTTACAGTACAGCGACCAAGAAAGACCAGGCGCGCATTATCTTTGATGAAACCCATAACATGATTAAGCAAAGCCCGGACATTAGCAAGTATATAAAAAAGCGTAAGAGTGATTTATATTTCCCAATGACTATGAGCAAGTTTCAACCTTTGGGCAAGAACAGCGACACCCTGGACGGCCTTAATGCTCATTGTGTTATCATTGACGAGCTGCACAGCATTAAAGACAGGAACCTATACGAAGTAATGAAGCAGAGCCAGAGCGCAAGGCGGCAGCCTTTACTTATTATGATTACGACCGCCGGAACCGTTAGGGAATGTATTTTTGATGATATATACGCCTATGCTTGCAGCGTAGTTGATGGAACCTTTACAGACGATACCTTTTTACCTATCATTTACGAATTAGACAACCGGGAGGAATGGCAGGATCCGCAGGCATGGGAGAAGGCAAATCCAGGTTTAGGAACTATTAAGAAGATTGACGACCTTATAAACAAGGTTGAGAGAGCCAAGAACGACCCCAAGGGCTTAAGCGGCCTATTGGTAAAAGACTTTAACGTTAGAGATACCGTTAGTACAGCCTGGTTAAGCTTTGACGACATTAACAATGAAAAAACCTTTGACATTGCCAGGTTTAAGAATTGCTATGCCATAGGAGGCGCAGACCTTAGTATTACCACAGACTTAACTTGCGCGACGCTCTTAATGATGGACAAGGAAACAGAGGAACGCTTTGTAACTCAAATGTATTGGCTACCACGAGATAGCTTTGAACAGCGCGTACAGATTGAAAAGATACCTTATGATATTTGGTATGAGCAAGGCCTATTAAGGCTTTGTAATGGCAATACAATCAATTACGGCGACGTTACAGCCTGGTTTTTAGAGATGGTAAACGAGAAGGGCATAACACCGGCCTGGATCTATTACGACAGCTACAGCGCAAAGTATTGGGTAGAGGAAATGGAGAATTACGGCTTTAACATGGTACGCTGCATACAAGGAGCCAAAACCTTAAGCTTACCTATGCAGATGTTAGGCGCAGACTTAAAGGCCAAAAAGATAAACTATAACAACAACCCTATTCTTAAATGGTGCCTTACTAATACAGGCATACAGACCGACAGGAACGGTAATATAGTGCCTATCAAGGCGCAGAGTGCAAAACAGCGAATAGATGGTACTTCAAGCTTATTAAACACCTATGTGGGCTTATATGAGCATTATAACGAGTTTCTAAACGCTTTATAAAGGAGTGAGAACATGGCCAAGGGAAACGTGCTTAAGGACAAGAAAATTACAATCTACAGAAAGATAATAACTGTAGATGATTGGGGTAACCAAATATCCAGTTATCAGCCTATACACCCAGGTAAACTATGGGCGTATGTAAGGCAGCTATCAGCTACAGAATACTTTGCAGCCGCGCAAGTGCAGAACAAGGAAGAAATGCTCTTTACCGTTAATTGGCGGCCAGATATAACCCCGCAAATGTACATTGAGTATAAAGGCGTTTGGTACGATATAAAGCGCGTTGATACCTTCGAGGGGTACAAGGAGAATTTACACCTTTACGCAAGCCAAACATTAAGGTCACCAGATCCAGACAACATAATACCGTATGGACAATAACCCCACAGATAACAGCCCCGGCCGCAAGGTACGGGGTTTTTCTTTTTATTTCTACTTTTATGTTTGACAACTTACCAGGGATAAAACCTTAACCGCCTTTATTTGTTCTTGACAGCCAACAACCTGTAATAGTATAATGTTACTAAAGTAAACATTAAATAAAAGGAGGGTAAAACATGGCCAAGGTTATAGCAATAGCGAACCAAAAGGGCGGCGTAGGTAAGACCACAACAGCCCATAATGTGGCCGCGTCAATGACCTACAAAGATTATAAGGTTTTAATGGTTGACCTGGATCCGCAAGGCAATTTATCCTTTATTTCCGGCGCAGATAACGTAAATAAACCCACAGTGTATGAAGTATTGCACGACAAAGCCAAAATTGCGGACGTATTACAGCAGACCAGGAGCGGCCATATTATACCGGCTAATATTCTTTTAAGCGGCGCAGATATGGAAATAACGCGGCCAGAGCTATTAAGGAATAAGTTAGAAGCCATAAAAAGCAGATATGACTTTGTTCTAATTGATACCCCGCCTTCATTAGGGATCTTAACTATTAACGCCTTAACAGCAGCCGACAGCGTTATTATTCCAATGTCAGCCGACGTATTGAGCTTACAAGGTTTAAGCCAATTATACAACACTATTGAAGCGGTTAGGAAGCACAGCAACCCAGGCCTGGAGATTGAAGGGCTTTTATTTACGCAGCATAACCATAGAACCCTTTTAAGTAAGGAGTTTACCAAGGCTACAAAGGACGTTGCAAAGCGAATGAATACTAAAGTATTTCAAACAACTATAAGGGCAAGTGTAGCCACAAGAGAGGCCCAGGCCCATCAAACAGACATTCTTACCTATTCGCCTATTTCGCCAACGGCAGAGGGTTATAACTCTTTAACAGCAGAGATTATTAAAGGAGGAAGTAAAAAATGAGCAAGAAGAAAATAGAAGGCTTAGGCGATCAAGCCGTAAGCAAGTTTTTTGAACCGCCGGAAGGTTTACCGGAGGTTGAAAGAACCAAGGTAGGAAGGCCGCGCACCATATACCGGGAGTACGAAAAAACAAGCCAGGAAGGTTTAAGGGACGGCTACACCAGGGCGACCTTTATTGTAAGGGAGGATTTATTAAAGAAACTCAAAGATTACGCCTATACCGAAAGAGAAACCTTAAAGGATGTAGTCAATAAAATGTTAGCCGAGTTTTTAGAGGGCAAAGAGGTTATAGAAAGGGATGATAAATAATGAAACAGATAGGCGACATTAAATTTTATGACGTGCAAGAAATAGCAAAAGCCTTTGATATGACCCCACAGAGTATTAGAAGGTTTTTAAGAGAAGGCCGTATAAAAGCCCGCAAGTTTGGTACAAGGTGGTATGTTACCGAGGAAGCAATAAGAGAGTACCTTTTAGGCTATGACAATGAGCCAAAGAAGGAAGATGAATAAACATTGTTTACAGGGTTTACATGGTATACTATGTTTAATGTGGTTACATTGTAAACATATATTACTGATAAAGGAGTGAGTAAACATTGATTAAATACACCAAGCAGGAAGAAAAAGCTTTAGCAGCCATTAAGGA